ACATTTATGAAGGATGTTCCATTGAAGTATAACCACATGGACTCCTTTTTAATTTTGGCTAGAACAAAGAATAAATCACTTACTTTGTCGGTCGACAATATTGGTTTAAAAGTTCGTGCCGAATTAATCGATACGCATTCAAATGAAGATGTGTATAAGATGGTTCGTTCAGGACTTTTGGATAAGATGAGCTTTGCTTTCACAGTTAAAAAACAAAGCTGGGATAGAAGTGGCAATATTCCTGTTAGACGTATCGAGAGTATTGACCGCCTTTATGATGTATCGGTAGTGGATTTGCCAGCATATGAAGGAACTTCTATTTATTCACGTTCCTTAGATTTAGTGGAGACTGAACTAAGGGCTTTGGAGGAAGCTGATCGTGATGAAAAAGCAAAAATTATCAAACAAAAAATTAACATTAAATCAAAATTTTAGGAGGAATATTAACTATGAATTTAATGAAAAGAAAACAAGAAATTGAGGCAAGATTAACTGAAATTAGAGGTCTTGCAAACAACGAAACAGACGTTGAAAAATTAACTGCTTTTGAAACTGAAGTAGACAAGCTTCAAGAAGAAAGAGCAATGATTGAAAAGAAAATGAATATTGCTTCTAAGAGCGATTATAAACCTGCAGTTGTAGTTGAAACAAAATCAAAATCAACTGAAGAATTAGAAGCTCGTGGTAAAGCAATTAAGGAAGGTAGAGTCATTCAAGTTTCTAGTGATGAAATCTTACTTCCAGAACATACTGCTGGAACAATCGCTGAAGTTCCATATCGTGAAGTATCTACTTTAGTAGATAGAGTTCATGTAGTTAACTTAAATGGTGGCGAAACTTATAAGAAATCATTTGTTAAATCACATGGCGAAGCAGGTCTTACTGAAGAAGGTAAACCTTACAGTGAAACTGAACCTGAATATGGTTATTTAACAATTACTAAAGTTAAGATTACTGCTTATACAGAAATCACTGAAGAATTAGAAAAATTACCTGCATTACCTTACCAAGCTGAAGTATTAAAGAACATTAATATTTCATTAAAGAAAAAGATTTCACAACAAATCATTAGAGGTGCTGGTGATTCTAATACATTCACAGGTATTTTCTCTGATAAAGCAGTGGCATTAAAAGACCAAAAAGAATTTAGTATCGCTGAAATTACTGATACTACTTTAGACGACATCATCTTTGCTTATGGTGGTGATGAAGAAGTTGAAGGTGGAGCAGTCTTAATCTTAAATAAAAATGACTTACGTGCATTTGCTAAATTAAGAACTCCTGAAGGAAGAAAGGTACACGTTGTTGATTACAAAGCATGTACTATCGATGGTATTCCTTATGTAATTAATTCACATTGTAAAGCAATTAGTGATCCTGCAACTACTGAAGGTGAGTACTCAATTGCTTATGGTGCATTACAAAACTATGAAGTGTCAATCTTCTCTCCAGTAGAAATTGGTAAATCAACAGACTACAAATTCAAAGATGGTATCACTTGCTATAAAGCATCAGTATTCACTGGTGGTAACGTAGTAGGTTACAACGGCTTCTTAAGAGTTAAAAAAGGCTCAAAAACTACAACAGCTAGTGAAGAAGCTTAATTAATTTTAAAAAACCAGTAGTGCAAGTTGCCCTCGTGGGACCTAGTAAAAAGGAATAATGAAAAGAGTAAAAGTAAAAAAGTACAATGAAATGAGTATGAGTAAAAAGGTACAACGAAATGAAACAAGTAAAATGGAACAACGAAATCCTCTATAGTGGCTCGTCCACGTATGAAAGTAGAATGGTACAATGAACGAAGTAAAAGTAGAAAGGAACAATGAAAAGAAAAGAGTAAAAAGGAATACTGAAATGAAATGAGTAAGAAAGTACAATGAACGATCCCCCACGCTGGGTAGTAATTAGGAGGTTGTACAATGAGTGAATATTTAAAGAATATTAAGGTAAGTGTGAAGAAGTCTTTAATGATTCCTAGTGATGATTTAGAGTCAGATACCGAACTAACCATACATATTAACTCCTGCTTCAGTTTGATTCGTTCAGCTGGAGTTAGCGATGCTCTGATATCGTCTGGGAATGGGCTTGTCGAGGCTCTAGTATTAATTTACTGTAAGACTTTCTATGGATTTACGAATGACGGAAGCGTGAAGGAATTGCCATCTAGTTTTGACTTACTGCTTAGGCAGTTAGTATTGACTCAGGAGGTGTGATTTCATGTTTCCTAACTCAGCCAATACCCACCTTGCACTACTGTTTATTAAAAATAAAAAAGATGAAATAGGGGTAAGTAGAAACGTAGTTATTTCATCTAAAAAGATTACAGGTAGTGTAAGGTCTATAACTCAATCGGAGTACCAATCTAGTGCTTCATTAGGTGTTAGATTTGATCATAAAGTAGTTATTCAAGCTTTTCTTTATGATGGCTCAAAGTATGCTAGAATGAACAACCAAATTTACAAGATAGAAAGAACATATTTGAATGGTCAGTTTTTAGAACTTTACCTTTCAAGTAGCGATATCGAGGTGGAAGAGGATGCCTAGTTTAGATACGCTTGGAGTTAGAATCAGTGACCTTATTAAAGAGTTTTCTGATGATGTGAAGGATGGTTTAGAAGATAGATTGGACCAAACTGCTAAAGAGATTTTAGAATACATAAAGAAAAACTGCCCTAGAAGTGATAGTGGATCTAACCATCTAGCGGATTCTTTTATTCTAACAACTGTAGGCAGTGGTGCAAATAAAACAATTTATATATCTTCTAGTACAAAGGGAAGATTAGTACACCTAGTTGAATTAGGTTTCAAACATAAAAGCGGTAAACATGTAGAGGCTCGTCCTTTTATGAGACCTGCTTATGAAACCTTTACTCCACAAATGCTAGAAGATATTAAAAAAATCATTCAAAGAGGAGGTAAGTAATTATGGATTTAGAATCACTTTACTCAACTTTAAATGAAGTCTTAAAAGACAAAGTCTTTTATGGTAGCAATGTTTATGATAACGAGCACAACGCTCCAATGCCTTATATAGTGTATCAAGAGGTTACAAATCGACCTGCTTCATTTAGCGATGATACACCAATTTATTATAGGGCTACCATTCAAATAACAATGGTTACCAAAAAGAAAGATAGAAACTTAGAAAAGAAACTAGAACAAGCCTTACTTAAAAATGGGTTTGTTTTTTCTTTGCTAAGTGAATTCAAAAATCAAGACAAATCCCTTAATAGGGTATATGAAATTACAATGGAGGAATTAAACAATGTCAGCTAATAAAATTACATTCGGTTTAAAAAATGTTCATTACTCAATTGCAGAAGAAACAAGTGATGGTTCATGGACTTTTGAAACACCTGCTAAATTACCAGGGGCTCAAGAGTTTACATCAGATGCATTAGGTGGTACAACACCTGTTTATGCAGACGATCAAATCATTACTACATTAGTTGCAAATGGTGGTAGAACAATATCACTTAAAGTTACTGAATTACCTGATGACTTTAAAGTTAATATTTTAGGTTATAAGGTTTTGGATAATGGAAACTATGTAGAAGTTGCTAATGTTAAACCTGTGACATTTGCTTTAGGGTGTGAAATTCAAGGCGATGTTAAGGCAAGACGTATCTGGTTCTATTTATGTAACGTTGCTCCAATTAGTGAATCATCAAAATCAAAAGGTGAGTCAATTGAAGCTAATGGTATTACATTAAATATCACAGTTAGACCTCTTCAAGTAAGTAACGATTATGCAATTACAAACGTTAGTGCTAGACCAGGGGACTCAAACTATGCATCCTTCTTTACAAAGGCACCAGAAATTCCATCATTATAGGAGGTAACTTTAAATGGAAAAAACAATTCAATTAGGTGGAGTGGAGTATAAACTTCGCTCCTCTTTATTTACTATCATTAGTTATCGTTCAACATTCGGTAGTGAATTATTTTCAGATGTTAAGGTGTTAGATAAATTAAAAGATAAGAACGAAGATGAAATCTCAAGAATCATCGATACAATCTTTAGAATTACTTACATCTTACACAAACCATATACAAAGCAAAGTTATGATGAATTCTTAAACTCATTTGATTTTTCAATTATCGGTGATGTTAAGGCATTAGAAGAACTAGCTAAAGTAATTGGTCAGTTATTAGGAACTATCAAAAAGCCAACATACACACCCTAGTGGTGAGTCAGGTGAGAAACATAATCCTACTGCAAATATAATATTCAATCTGGCTCAATTAGGTATTCCATTAAGGGATGCCGAGCTTTTTGATATTCAAACATATTTAGAAATTATCGATATCCAAGCAAAACTTATGAAGAATGACAAAACTTCAAGAAGAGCAACACAACAAGATATCGATTCATTCTTGCTATAAGGAGGTGGTTTAAGTGGCAGAGACAGTTAAGGGTTTAAATATTAAATTAGGTTTAGATACAACTGAACTTGATAAGCAGTTGACCACTCTTAATAAAGATCTAAAAAGTCAGGGTGCAGAATTAAAAGCAATTAATAATGCATTACGATATGACTCGACAAATGTCGAACTATGGCGAAAGAAACAAGCCACGTTAAACCAAACTTTAGAGGCAACGAAGAACAAGTTGGAAGTTCAAAACAAACGCCTAGAAGAGGCTAAAAAAGCCCTACAAATCGGAGCGATCAGTCAAGAAGAATTCGACAAACTTCGACGTGGTGTTATGTATACTGAAGCTGAAGTTAGTAAGCTAAATAATGAACTTGAAAACACAGGAAAGAAGATAACTGCACTAGGCAATGCAAAGTGGGATAAGCTAGCGTCAGTAGGTACTAACTTAACCAAATATGTAACTGCTCCTATTATAGGGGCTACTACAGCACTTGGAGCCTTTGCTGTTACTTCAATGCAAACTGCTGATGAACTTTATGATAATGCATCTAAAGTGTACTTATCAGTAGAGGCATATCAGGAATGGGCTCACGCATGTCAAATCCTAGCAGTAGACCAAACACAACTACAGAAGGCTTTTGTTAAGACAAATGCTTTACTTGGTGATATTGCTTCTGGTGATACTCAAAAGGCATCTGAAGCACTAGGACTTATTGGTTTAACTGTTGAGGACATCGCTGGTCTTGATACTGATACAGCATTTATGAAGATTCGTGATGCTTTAGCTGAATGTGGTGACGAAGCTACAAGAACTGCTGTTGCTAATGAGATATTTGGTGATAAGTTAGGAGCAGAACTAACACAAGTATTAGGTGCAACTGCAGAAGAAATAGAAGCGTTAAGACAAGAGGCTAGGGATTTAGGAATTGCAACAACTGAACAAGCTGAAATAGCAGGTGAGTTTTGTGATGCAGTTGATAACATGAAAACATCGCTTCAAAGTGTTGGTTATGAAATAGGTGCTATTGTAGTTCCAATTTTAACTAAACTTTGTAA